GATTCAAAAGAAATTACAAAAGATTTGTTAGAGTATATAGAGAAAACAGAAGATCCAATGATAGAAGAATTCGTCCTAAACAGTGAGTTTGTAACGGATACGCTGTATAGATTAGCCAAAGAAGATACAGGATTATCGGAGGCTATAAAGAGAGTTCATGCCAAACAAAGCATTAGAACGCAACGTTTAGCAGAGCAAGGAGAGATACCTACAGCTTGGGCGATATTCAAGATGAAACAAAAATGTTATGGGTGGACAGACAAGCAAGAAGTGGTATCAACTAACCATAATATCAATGAAGAAGTAACAGAACTTACTACTGAAGAGAGAAGAGCACGAATAAAAGAGTTAATGGAGAAAAATAAGAATGGCTAGATTTCAACGTTTAGTTAGATGTTGCCACCGCAGAAACACATGGAGGTTTATATGAAAGTTAAAGCATTAACATTCACAGAAATATTAGATAGAATAGATAAAATGACTATACTGGATAAAGAAGGTAATGAAGTTTTAAAGATCACAAAAGATAATTATGTGTTGCAAAGTGGTTATTCGGTAAGGTTTGATTATAAAAGCAGGTGATTAAATGTTAACTGATAAAGAAAAGATGGATAGAGTTAAATTATTAAGAGAACAATGTGGTTGGGGTATGATGCAATGCAAAATAATTCTAAATAAGTATGATTGGAATTTTACTAAGGCTGTTGCACATGTTATGACACATGAAAGACCTAAAGTAATTGGATTAACAACATTAGAAAGAATGTGAAAATATGGCTTTAACTGATAAAGAAGAAATAGAACTATTACGACTGTTAGAAGAAGAAGAGATAGAAAACGCTAGAAGCAATTATTATTCATATATACAGTACACACATCAAGATATTTACACTCACACCAAACATGGTGAGTACATATGTAATACTATAGATGATGCAATTAATAAGCGTATAGCTATGTTTAATGGCGAGATACCAATAGAAACTCAATATCTTATGTATACAGTTCCGGCTCAACATGGAAAGTCAATGCATATAACCGAAACATTACCATCGTATTTCTTTGGTAAATTTCCTCAACATGGTTGTATTGAAATATCATACAATGAAGATTTTGCTACTAAGTTCGGTAAACGTAATAAAGAAAAGATTAACCTCTATGGCGAAGAACTATTTAACATATCAATACCAAATGATAATAGATCAGCTTCAGAGTACGGAATAGAGTATAATGGTAAACGTACAAGGGGTGGTATGATATCAAGGGGTATTATGTCAGGTATTACAGGTTCAAGCCTTGGTGATCTTATTATTATGGATGATGTTGTTAAGAACAGACAAGAAGCAAACTCACCAACAACACGTAAAGCACATTGGAATGAGTGGACAGATTCAATCAGTAAAAGAATACATCCAGGTGCGATTGTTATATTAATTATGACTAGATGGCATGAAGATGATTTAGCAGGTAGACTATTAAATCCCGAATACGGTGAACTGTTACCATGGGAATTACACAATTTACCAATGGAGTGTGACGAATATCATATAAAGAGTGAAGGTAATCCGCTTAACAGAGAACTTGGTGAACCTCTATGGCCTGAAATGTATGGGCTAGATGAGATAATTAAAAGGAAACAATATCCTCAGACATTCTCAGCAATGGACCAAGGTAGACCAACTTCAGCAGATGGTAACATGTTTAAGCGTGATGCTTGGCAATATTATGATAAGACAGATGCATTTGTTAATTCATTACCTATATTAGCCTTGTCAGTAGATGCAACATTCACTGATGGCACAGGTACAGATAAAGTTTCTATACAAGTATGGGGTAAGCTAGGGGCAAACTGCTATAAGGTTGATAACCTAACAACAAGGCTTAACTTTACAGCTACTAAACAAGCTATTAAGAACATGTTACAGAAATACCCACGAATAGGGGTAAAGTATATTGAAGCTAAAGCGAATGGACATGCGATAATTGATGTATTAAATAGAGAAATAGGCGGTTTTATACCTGTTAAGGCTGATGTATCAACTGGTGGTAAGATAGCAAGAGCATACGCAATAGAACCTTTTGTGACAAGCGGTAATGTTTTCTTACCTAGAGGTGATAACTGTCAATGGGTACACGAATATGTAGAGGAAATGGCTAGTTTCCCTAACGGTGCACATGACGATCAAGTTGATGCTACTACACAAGTACTTAACAAGTTAATCTTCTTCTATGCAGAGTTAGAAAAGTTTGCAATTAAACCTAGTCAACATAACTTTGAACAAAAACCACAACCAAGTCCATTCACTCAACAATACAGTGATGACTTTGTAAATCAATTTTAAGGAGGATGTATGAAGATTTTTAAAGTTTCTAGAGCAGATAGTAGTTGGTGTGAAGATTTTGAAATCATCGTTGTTGCAATAGATAAAAAACATGCAGAAAGAAAAGCAAGGTGGAGTAGTGAAGATTTTAAAAAAGGTAAAGTAACTACTGAAGAGATAGATATAAGTGAAGAAAAGGTCATTGCAACTCGAAATAGAGGTGCCTAAGGAGGATTAAATGGAAATACTATACACACTATTAGGCTTATTCTGTGGATATATCATATATTCTAAAGGTATTAAGGATGGTAAAGCTTTTGCACAAGGTAAACCTGTAGCAATACTACCACAACCTATAAAGGCTATTAAACAGGCTAAGGAAGATAAAGAAGCTAAAGCTAAAGAACAAGAAGCTATAGGATATCAAGAAAGATTAATGAACTATGATGGGTTTAAAGACTCAGAAAGGTAGGTGTAAAAAGTGGCAAAGAATAAAGTTAACAATGAAATAACTACCCAAGCGTGGAAAGAATACGAAGATGGAAAGAACTATAATATAAAACTTAATTTGTATTCTATCAATGACAGGAACGAAAGATTTTACGCTGACGATCAATGGAATGGATTTGACTCAGGTGGTAATCCTACTCCTGTATTTAACATTTACAAGAGAGTAATCAATTACTACATTGCTTCAATACTTAAACAACCTGTTAAACTTACATTTTTACCTATGTTATCAAACGAAGAAATTAACGAAGGTGATGAAGATTTCCAAGAGCAAATGGATATGAACGAAGCAGCAGAGTTAATAACTTCTTATATGGAGTCTTTACAAGAACGATGGAAGTTAGATACTATGGATAGACAGTTATTACTGGATGCAGCGAATACAGGCGATATGAGTACATACATGTATTGGAATCCTAACATTGAAACAGGTCAAGACTCATTAGGTGATATTGATATAGAGATTAAAGATGGTGTAGATGTTTACTTTGGTAATCCTAATCAAGTTGATAAAGAAAAACAGCCATATATACTAATAGCATTTAGAGAGTTAGTATCAGTTCTAAGAGAAGAAGCAAAGCAAGCGGGATTATCTAAGCAAGAGATAGATAAGATTGTATCTGACGAAGATTACGACTATACAGCAGGTGATAGAGGTAAGATTGAACTTGATAACAACGGAACTAAAAAAGGTGGTAACGGTAAAGCTACTGCACTTTTAAAATTATACAAGAAAGATGGTTCGGTTAAGGCGCAGAAATCAACTAGAAGAGTAGTTGTAAGACCTGAATGGGACACCAAGCTAAAGAAATACCCTTCACAGTGGGCTAATTGGGATAAGAGAAAGAACTCATACCATGGTCAAGCTGTAGGAACAGGCATTGTACCTAATCAATTATTTATTAACAGACAGTTCTCATTAGTTATGATATTTATGAGAGATATGGCGTTCCCTAAAGTAATTTATGAAAAGAATATGATTACAGCTTGGTCTAATAAAGTTGGTGGATCGTTTGGTGTTAACACTGGTGGACAAATACCATTAGGTCAAGTCGCTCAATATATGACACCTGCACAGATGAATACACAGATTATGAACGTTATCGATGCTACTATTTCATATACCAAAGAGATGTTAGGGGCTAATGATGCAGCATTAGGTGATGTTAACCCTGATAACGCTAAAGCTTTGGCTATAGTAACAGAACAAGCAGGAGTACCACTAGCTAACATTAAAGCTAATTTATATCAGTTACACGAAGATATAGGTTACTCAGCACTTGACTTTATGTCACAATACTACGGTGAACGTAAGGTAACAGTTAAAGTTAAAGGCAAAAGAGTTGTTAAAACATTTGATTTTGATAAACTTCAAGATATGCCTATGACATTAAAGGTTGAAGTAGGTCCAGGTACATTATTCAGTGAATTAGCAGGACAAGCGACATTAGATAACTTGTTACAACAAGATAGAATTACTTTTTTACAGTATCTTAACAGTTCTATACCTGGTGTTATTCCAAACAAACAACAAATAATAGATGAAATAGAAGCAGCTGAAGAACAACAACAAGCACAACAGGATCAAACAGCACAATTTATGCAGACGTTACCTGTTGAGATACAAGAAAAGTTACAACAAATGGAACCTGAAGAAGCACAAGGTACATTACAAGCATTAATGCAGTTACCACCTGAAGAATTGCAAGATGCTTTAAATCAAGTTATGGGAGGTGTGCAGTAATGAAATGCGAACATTGTGGACAAGATTTATATATTTCTAAATGTGTACCAACATCAGAATTAAATACGACTACCGTTAAAATGACAAACATCTTAGTTTGCACTAATCAAAATTGTACTATATATTGTGGAACTGATACAAGCAACCCTAAACATATAGCAGACACTCTAGTGCTTACTGCTTTAAAGGAGACTTAAATGACTTATGAAGGTAAGATTATATGTGGAATTGAAGTATATGACGAAAATAATAACAATAGAGTTATAGCAAGCATATGTGATGGTATTTTAAAGACTACAAACGGATACAAAATAAGAGTATTACCACATGTAGAAGAGGTAAAGACGAACGATAATTAAATACATAGCACGAACGTTCGGCTTAAAAATTTGTCAAACGTTCGTGTTTATAGTATAATAACCTTATAAGGACATGCCAGTCCTATAATTCGAAAGGAGACATATGCCAATGTCTGAAGAAAACGTAGTAGTAGAAAAAACCGAAGCACCTGTAGAAAATACAGAAACTGCGGAAGTATCAACAGAAACAGTACCCGAGTTTAAACCATTTGAATATAGTTTTGATAAAGAAACTAAAACAGTTACAACAGCAGAAGAACTAAAAGAATTGGTTGAACTTGGAGAGTATTACAGAACTAAAGGTAAAGCAGGTGACGACTGGTTAAAATCTTATGCCAAAGAGAATAACATGTCTAAATCTGAATTACTAGAAGCTTTCAAGCAACAGAAGATTGATAATGAAATTCAAGCAATAGCAGATGAAGAGACAGTGTCGATTGAAGTAGCTAAAAGATTAAGAAATGAAAAGTTACTATCTGAAAAAGATTTAACTAATGCACAAAAAGCAAGCGAGAAAAAGAGACAAGATGAAGAAATGTCATTATTCGCAGACAAACACCCCGATGTAAAAGAACTCCCTCAGAAAGTATGGGATCGTTTCGCTAAAGGTGATGTAAGTCTAATTGAAGCTTATGATATATTCAACAAAGATAATACAATTAAAGAATTACAAGATAAACTCGCAAAATATGAAGGTCAAGAAGCTATTGAAAACAAGAACTCTACTAATGCTGAGTTAAGCACAGGTAGTACTAGTGGTAATGGTCAAATTGATTCTATATATACCCGAGAACAGGTGAAGAAGATGTCTAAGAGCGACCAAAAGAAAAACTATAATAAGATCGTTAAGGACATGAAAACATGGAATTAGGAGGAATTAACAAATGGCTCAAAACGTAAATGCAGATGCTTTCATCCCCGCTATATGGGACGAATCAATTCAAAGAACATTAGAAGATAACCTAGTAGCACTTAAAATTTCAAGAACTAGACCAAGAAAAGGCGCTTCAAAATTTGGAGATACAGTTTATTTCAACGGTTTAGCAGAACCAACAGTAAACAACTATACTGGCTCAGTTTCATATGAAGCTTTAGACTCAGGACAAGTTGCACTTTTAATTAACCAACAGAAATACTATGCTTTTAAAGTAACAGATGTTGAAGAAGCTATGGCTAACGTAGATTTAAAAGGATCACAAACATCAAGAGCAGCATATCAATTAAAAAAATCGGTAGATACTTATGTAATGGGATTATACACTGATGCTGATTCAGGTAATATTATTACAGATGCAACATGTGATTCTGCAACAATCTTATCAGACGTTTCTTCAGCAGTAAGAAAGTTAGAAGAACAAAACGTTATGGAAGGTGATATGTGGATGACTATTCCACCATGGGTAAAAGAAAAACTTATCCTTGCAGGTGTTGTATTCCAAATTAACAATGGTACAAATGAAAAAGGTCAAATGGCTTGGGCGAACTACTTAGGTTTAGATATCTTTGTAACTAATCAAGTTGTAAATACTAATACCGCAGCAGCTCCAGTATCGAAATGTATGTTTGGTGCTTACGATGCTATCGTTTATGATAACGTTTTAGAAGAGTCTGAAATGATGAGACTTGAAGGATCGTTTGATAATGGCGCTAGAGGATTAACTGTATTCGGTGCTAAAGTAATCAGACCTAAAGAATTAGGATATATGGACTTAACTTATGCAGCAGAAACAGCGATCTAATAACTATGAGGGTGTAAAAACCCTCTATAATAACTAAATAGGAGGTAACAAATGAGTGTAACAGTAGTTAACACAGGAGTATCAGCATATGATACAGAATACGCGGTAACAGCGAACGCGGCTACTTCAACAGTAATTGATACAGCTGAAGCGTTTACAGTAACACCAACTAAAGCAGGTCATAAGGTTTCTATCTTATTGACTAACGCAGCCGGTCACGGTGCTTACACATGGTCTTTACCAGTAGGTGCATTATGGGCTAGTGATACAGCAACAGCTTTAACAGGTTCGGTTGCAGCAGATGCTACACAAGTTATTCAATTAGCATCAGGTAAACACTTATCAGCAGCAGGAACTTATGTAATTACTTTAACACCTGCATCAGGTAAAAGATTGTTAACAGATCACGCAGCAGTAATGGAAGTTATTGAAACAGTATAAACAACCAAAGGGGTTGGGGTTAATCCTCAACCTTTTTTTATTAGGAGGACATATGAAATTTAAAGGTGAAGCAAATCAGTTATGTAGAATAACTAAAATTAAGCCACATTTAATCAGAAAAATGCCTAAATCAATTAGATTTGATAAAGATGGTATATTTGAAACTGAGAATAAATACTTAATTAAAAGATTATCTACTAAATTTGAGGTTATTGAAGAAGTAGAAGAGATTATAGAAGAAGAAACGGTAGAAAAAGTTATTTTAAAAGACATTCCTTATCCCGAATTACAAGTAATGTATGCTGAAAAGACAGGTAAATCAGCAGTAGGGAAAAAGAAAGTTGATATATTAAAAGAATTGGAGGCATAAAATGGCTATTACAAATAATACATCAGATGGTATTTTGTATGGTTTTAGTACAGATACACCACCTACCAATGTTGAACCATCATCTAAGTTTTATGAGTATGACACAGGTAAGCTGTATATATTTGATGGTACTATTTACAGAGATGGGAGTGGGGTGGCACGATGAAATATAACAAAAGAGGCCCTGG